CGTGTTTTGTTCCAGTATCACCTTTTAGTGTTTTAATAAAATTGCGTTGATGTGTAGTGTTAATGCCAGCGCCGTTAGGGTTAGTCATTAATTCAAATGTTCTTGCAGTTTTCTTTGCCCATTCATCTGGTACTGCAAGTTGTCCGCCTACTGCTCCTGCAACAACCAGTTTCAATCCGTTTACAGTTAGGGCTCTGTTAAACACTGTACCATTGTTCTCGGAAATTAATGCACCATTGTTGTATTCTGCATCTGATCCTGAACTAGACATTGTTATATTACCAGTTAGTGATGCACCACTGATATCGCCGGTTGTTACACCGCTTACTGTATAGCCAACTGTTGTACCATCTTGAATGTTAGTACCTGTAAGCGTAAATGTAAGTGTTTCGCCTTCATCGACTTCACTAACATTGCTTGTTAAATTATAACTTGATCCACTTGGTGTTAAACTCGTATCGCTAATAGTTACATTAATACTTGCGTCACCGTTATCAAGTGCAAGTGCAAACGTTTCGGTTCCTTCAGTTGTTAAATCTGCTGTAACATTAAAAGTTCTTGATGGTGTTGTTCCGACAACAAAGTTTCCTGTCAGACTAGCACCACCGATATCAGCACTGTTTACGCCTGTAATAGTATAAGGAACACTTACTCCGTTTGCTAGATTTGTTGTGTTTAATGTAATCGTAAATGTGCCACCTTCGTCTACAGATGCAGTACTTGTTTGTAATGAATAAGTAGGTGTTGGAGGATTTTCACTAGTATCGTTAACTGTAACTGCAACATCAGCAAGACCGTTATCTAGTGCAAGTGTTAATGTTTCTTCACCCTCAGTGGTTAAATCATTAGCAAGTTCTAGTGTAGCAGTATTTGTAGCACCAACTACAAAAATTCCAGTTAAAGAACCACTGCTTAAATCTGCGGCATTAATGCCTGTAACAGTATAAGGTAAATTTGTTCCTGTTACAACGTTTGTTGTTGCTAGTGTTATAACAACTGTACCACCTTCATCGACTTCACTAACATTGCTTGTTAATGAGTATGTTGGTGTCGCAACACTGCTGTCGTTTACAAGTACTGATACACTTGCTTGACCGTTATCTAAACTTATTGTTGCAGTTTCGTTACCTTCTGTTACACTATCTTCTGCAAATTCTAATGTAATAGTATCTCTAGTTCCAACAATAAAAGTTCCTGTAAGTGATCCACTTACTAGATCACTAGAACCAATGCCTGTAATTGTATACGGTATGCTTGTACTATCTGCAACATTTGTTGTTGATAATGTAATAACAACACTGCTACCTTCATTTACAACCGCGGCACTTGCAGTCATTGTGTAAGTAGGACCACTTAAACTAACACTAGACTCGCCTGATCTAGAACTATATAAAGTTAAACCAAATTTTGAATTATAAGGATTGAATAAAAACTTTGGTGAACTTCCTAGCAATGATCGATCATTTATATAAGACGTTCCGTCACCAGGTTGATACAAATCATCTAATTCTGCATTATCACTAATCCAATCCTTAACTTCTTTTACACTTGCATCTGGATTAATTTGTAAGTACAATGCAATTAATCCTGCTACTTGAGGAGCCGCCATACTTGTTCCGCTAATATTACATTGTTTAAAGTCACTATCTAAATAATATGATTGGCCGTTTTTATTGTTTGTGTTCGACACAGCACTCATTATATCTGTACCAGGCGCCCACACAGTTACTCCTGGACCTGTTTCTGAACTGTCTGATTTTTGTTCTAAAATAGTTCCGCTAGAAGTATGGACTACACTATCAACATTTCCAACTATGTGTGCGTTAGCACTGAACGGAGAACCGCCTCGATGATAATATCTTGTAAGACCATATTGATAGTAAAGATTATCGTAATCGTCTCCGCCTTCTACATCAATTTTTTGTTTATAATTACCTGCACTTACTGTAACATGTACTCCTGCGTCAATTAACTCTTCCATATCAATATCAACACTACTTATACGAACAGGATGTCTACCACCTCTACCTACCATACCGTAGTCTGTTCTAGCCGTACTACCAGTCCATGAAGTGCCTCTATAAACGCCGCCACTGATTCCTACAAAAAATGTAGTATATCCCCAACTCATGTTTACCACAGTTGGACGCTTTGTTAATAATCTTTTATCTCCTGTTGCTTCTACTGCACCTGTTAATGCACTTACAAATCTATGTTCAGTAGTATCTGAACTAATACCAATATTAACTGTGATAGTTGTGCTAGTTACTCCGGTAATTGTAATATCTTTATTGTAAAATGGATCAGTTCCAGCCGCATTTGGAGCGCCTGAACTTCTTGGATAACTGTGATTACTTGCAAAATTATCTTTACCACAAGTAAATGTTAAACTACCGGGTGCTATTCTTATTTTTTCACCTGATTCAAAATTATGATTTCCTAATGTCAAAATCAATATTCCGGTTGCAGGAGTATAACTTGCATCAGTAGGTGTAAATGTACCTGAAACTTTTCTACGATGCCATTCTTTCAAAACATCAAAACAATCTGAAATACCAATACCTGTACCACTATCACCTGTACCTTCTAGTCCGCTAACTTTTAGTGCATATATGTCAGCATTCTTTGCCCAACCATATGTTTTACCTGCGGCAATTCCAGCAACGTGAGTACCATGACCATCTGTATCTCTGTAATGATTAGCATTCTGTGTACCAGTTAGTCCACTTTCTGTATACCAATTTATTTCTTTTACTCGGCTAACACCGTTAGCATCTTGAAACTCTGGATGATCTTTTTGTATTCCGCTATCATGTACAACAAAGTCAATACCACTTCCATCTAGTGTATAGTTGTAGTCACCTGATACAATAGTTGATCCGCCGTATACATTTGATTTTTCATTTACTCTTCTCAATCCCCAATTAACATAAGGTCCTGAATCAGAAGTAGTTTTACTAAAGTTACTAGGTTGACTAGCAAGAGGTGTAATCATTATATCTTCACGCTGATCCGGTGGAATCTCAACACACTCAACCCTGTTATCGTGTCTTAAATTTTCTGCTTCTTCGTCAGTAAGCATGTAATGAGTAAGTCTTTGTGAAAGCGGTCTTTGGTTTGCTACTGTAACAGAACGTTGGGGAATATAACCATTGCCTGTTGCAATAATCATTTCGTTGTCAAATTTTTTAAAGTCTATTCCTTTTTTTAGTCCTACAATATATTCTTTCTCTTGACTCATACTATGCTCCAAACGCTATACTAAAAACAATGTCTGCAGAATCAACATACTGTTTAGTAGCGGCATGGTCTGCATTAGTTGGTGTATTTTTTATATTTGCGTTAGTAAATGTTCCTTCTGCTGGTCCTGAATTACCAATAACTGTATCATTGATTGTTGTGTTTATAATTCTTAAATCACTTCCTAAACTTGTAATTCTTCCTCGTTCTACACCCTCGACTTTGAATACTACTGCATTATCTGCTTCAAATTGTAAATTAGTATTACTAGATAATGTTGGTACACCAACGTCGTTTGATTTAAAACTTTTTGCTATAAGGTCGCCGGCAATGTGAACATCTTTTTCTACGCCAAGACCACCTTTAATAACTACTGCTCCTGTGGAACTTGAATTAGAGTTTGTAGTATTATGTACTTTTAATAAATCATTTAGATTAACATCGTCGTTTATTGTTACTTCACCTCTAAGTTCTGAAGTACCTGTTACAATTAATGATGTGAATGTACCAGTACCAGTTACTTGTGGTTCTTCTAGTACAAATAATTTAAATGGATCGCCATCAATGTCTGAATAATAAAATCCTGTTCCACTTGCAGGTACAGTCCATTCTACATATCCGTCTTGAACATTATTTGCTCCAGTACCAGATGTAGTTGTACCGTCAACTGTATGTGAAATTCCAGTTGAAACATCAACATTTAAACCGTCTCTAATGTTCCATGATAGTATTGTAAGATCAATATTGAACCTGTATGTTCTACCTTTTACAACCGTGATTGCAGGATTAGGTGATACACCGTCAACAGCAAACTGTCCTGCTGATTCAGTAATATCATAACTTTTTACTGTGCTTGTATCGTCTTGTGTAACAGCAATATCTGTAATTAGTACTTCACTTGAGAGTGATTTTACTTGTACATTACCTTCACTGTCGACTGTGAAGCCAGGGCCTTTAAAGCCATATTTACTGTATAACGGGTTTAATGTGACAGCCATTTAAAATCTCCTATACACATATTTACCAAAAACAGTAAACTGTTATACAGGTGGGTTAATTGTCTTGAAATATGTGGCTTGATAAAGCACTTTTGCTCCAGATAATTCTGTACTATCTTCTTGTGACGGCTTAGCAATAATATCTACATACGAAGCATTAACAGTTGCAGTAATATCTAGTATCGGAGCACCTAAATTACTTCGACCGTATATGGTAACGTCTGCAATATCTTTACCTGCTGTTACAATACACTTGATAATTTCTCTGTTAAAGGTGTCATAATCAGCAACAATGCTGTACTCTACTGCACAAAATTCACCCAAATGCCAGCGATCTAGCCTTGTTTCAATAGGTAACGCCGCAAGTTTTACCCACGGCCCTACATATGAAAAATTTGTTCCGCCTTTAAGCGAAATTGTGTTTTTTGCACCTTTGCTAAAAAAGTATTTTAACCAATCCATAACGATATTTATTCATTCGTCATAGTTATTAGTTTATTGTGTTCTGGCAAATACAAGTATTCAATGTCACTATTCTTAATAGTGTCAAACGCATCTACTAGATCTTCAACTAACGGTTCTCCACCTAGATTAAAACTTGTATTAAACAAAATTGGTACTCCAGTTTTTTCTTTAAAAGCAGAAATCAAATTATAAAAATGTTCATTCTGTTCTTTGTTAACTGTTTGAATACGACATGTACCGTCAACATGAATAATTGCAGGAATTTTTTGTTCAATACCTGGTTGACAGTTTACAGCATACATCATACTAGGTGACGATTCCATACCACGCAAATCAAACCATTCATGAGTATCTTTTTCAAGAATTGTACCTGCAAACGGACGAAAATATTCTCTATGTTTTACAGTATTAACGTGATCTTTTCCTTCCGGATCTCTTGGATCATAAAGAATACTTCTATTACCAAGTGCTCTAGGACCGTTTTCACTTTGTCCTTGCCACATAGCAACAATATTTTTATTATCAATTAAGTCTACTACATCTTGATAAGTTGCATCTTTAATTTCTGCTTCGTATTCTTCTGCAAGTTTTTCTACATCATCTACTTTGTAGTTGTATGTTGGGCCAAGATATAACTTATGTTGAATAGGAGCAACAGTATTATCTTGTGTAATGCTTCTATGAATAAACATAGCCGCACCCATTGCAGTACCGGCATCATTAGAAACAGGTTCAACATAAAGATTAATACCTTCATCTTTTAGTGCTTCTAGATAATGATAGTTAGCAACACAGTTTAGTGCATATCCCCCTGAAACAACAATGTTTTTCTCTCCTGTCATTTCGACTGCACGTCTAATCAAGTTTGTAACTTGATCTTGTGTTTGTGTTTGACAAGCATAAGCAAGATCTCTACGGTTAGTTAACTGTGTTCTATCCGCTTGTTTCTGTTGTAGTTGTTGTGTGTCAACATCTTCTTCTAAGAAATCATATGCTAATCTGTTTACCATTGCACCGTTTGGATAGTTAGGAATAATTAACTGTCTATTAGTAGTTGGGTGTTTACCTTCATTACTAAACAATGGCGGGATTTTATCATTTTCTTTACCATATGGAAATAGTCCCATAGTTTTTCCTGCTTCAATGCTACTAAAGCCACAGTATTCTGTTACTGCTTCATAGACTTTAGTAATACCTGCGCCATCTGTAATAACACAAGTATGGGTGCCATCTTCATTGTACATTGAACTATCAAAATTAGGATTCACTAGATGAACACTTGGTTGTTGTACACCAATATGTTTCCATAGTGTTTTAAAGTTTCCTGGATAATCACAACTGAAAATTGTTTCGGTTTCCCAACCTATAATCATTTCACCGTTAAAGTTTAACGGAATAAAAGTTCCTGCACCATCAACAACTACTGCTGTTGCTTTTTCAAACCCAGAACGATAAAATGCAAGTGCGGCATGTAGTTTATGATGCACAAAACTCATATCAATTACTTGACTGTGTTCGTACGGATTATCTTTTCTATTAATTAATCCTAGTTTACGTGCAAGACCTGTGTAAACATCGTCACCTGTGTAATCAACTTTAGGTGCTGTTTCTTTCAAACTTTGCGTATGTGCTACTACAAGATAATCAATTTTATCTGTGTATTCTAAAATTTTAACCATAGAGGCAAAAGGACCTCCATCGTATTTTTGTCTTGATAGTCTTTCTTCTTCAACAGAAAAAACAACTTCGCCGTCTTTTAACAAGCATACACCAGAATTATGACCTCTGGCAATACCTGCAATCCATACTGGTTTCTTACTCATTATTTCTCCTTGGATCCTTCGGGTTTAAATACTGGCGGAACAACTCCAAACTGTGAACTCATTGCAGTTTGTGCCATTTGCGGTGCAAAAGGCATTTGTGGTGCCTGTGCAGGTGCTTGGTGTTGATGTGTATGACCGTGTTCGTGGGCTACACCGTGTACTGGACAAACTTCACCTTGCTGTTGTTGTCCTTCACCTTGCAACTTTGCCTTCATTTTAATTTCAGTATTAGGTTGTGGATATTTTTTTAATCCGTTTTGTACACTTTTTACAACTGACTCAACATCAACCTCTCTCATTTTCATTACACCGTCATTCATTCTATCACAAACTTCGTCTGGAGTAATTCTAATAGGAGCATATTCTCTATGTTTTTCACCTAGATCAATAATGTCAAACTTTTTATGACTGATGTGTGTTGTGTTAATGGGAAACGTACTACCTGTAATCACAGTTGCAGGAGTACCTAATGCATAAGCAATATGTTGCCCTACACTATCACAGCCAATGAAATAATCACAACCTTTGATTAGACCTGCCCATTGTCTTAGAGTAATTCCTTGCGGAATTGGAACAGGGACTTCAATATTCGCGACACTAAAGTCAATGGGCATTTCGGCCATAACCATCACAGCATGATTTTTCTTCTGTAATTTCTTAATTAAATTTACTAGATCTTCGTATTCAATACTTCTTGATGTGCTGTCATTAAACACCCCATCTCTATAACTTACACCTCTACCAAAAGGTTGAATTACTATTACCTTTTCTTTTCCAGTAATTTGTCTTACTTCGTTAAGTGTAATTTCACCATTAAGTACTTCTTCTCTATTCAACTTAATAGTAGGTAAATGTAAGTCTCTTGGTTCTGTAACTTCTTTGTTAATTTCTAAATCAAATGCTTGTGCTAAACTTGCTTTTTGATTGTAGTAAAACCAATTTCTATATGGTTCTGGACTTACACAATTTCTATCCTTAATCTTGTCGTTGAATAGATGTTTGTGCCACAAATCGTATGCACGTTTGTCTAAGTCTGGATGTCCTTTATAAAATTCTGTGCCACCTTCGCAAACGATAATAAAATCATCGTCTGGATTTTGTTTCCTGAACAGTTCTAGTGCAGGAATACTAGCAATAACGCGGCCAGCACCGCCGTTAATAAAAAATGCTGTTGATCTAGTAGTCATTTAAGCCCCTTGTAAATTGTATTTCTTTATGTAAGAATATTTACCGGGTAGTTTTTTGACTGGATTAGAAAGTGGTTATGTTAATCGAACTTGCGTTCTGGATCGTTTGCTTCGTCACGCTCAAAAGGATTACCTTCCAAAATATCACCTCTAGGATTATCTGGAAATTTGATCATCCATGGATCCCATTCTGGAGCAGGAAACTTATTGCGTAAATTTTTAAGTTCTGCAATATGGTCAACTACTTTTTGTCTGTATTCTGCATTTGCAGGATCAGATAGTGTTGGGTCGTTTATTAACTCTTGTTCACAATGCCAAACTAAGTTATCACGTGTTTCTGTAAACAGTGCTTCGTCCATAGTTGGCTTTTCCCAAGGAAAAGGTTTAACCCATTCTTTTTTATCAAAATCATATTGAATTTCGTCTTGTGCGTATGCTTCGTTTGGAATTAATGGTTCTGACTTCCAATAATAAACAGTGTCATCACCGTCAAGTTTCCAAGTTTTACAAGGATAATTTTGTTCTTCTTCTGTGTCCATCCATGCAAGTGTGGCAATTAATGGCTCTTTTGCCGGATCAACAACTATTGCTTCGTGTCCTAACCCTGCTTTCATTTTAACTTGTGCTTCTTGATCTGGATCTTCAGGATCAACAGCAATAGCGTCCATGCCTACTTCTAGTAATTTTGTTTCTTTGTTAACAAATACATAAATTTTTTCAGGACCGTTATATGTAAACTTTCCTGTTTTGCCTAAGTCGTTTGTTTGATGACAGAATTTATCAGGTACATCATATTCAAATTCAATTTCAACATGTGGTAGCCATCTAGGTAGTTCACTCATTATCTGTCCTCCTCAGGTACAACGCTGTTTTCTGTTGTATCAACTCTTGGATCATCTGGAAATGGAACCATCCATGGATCCCAATGTGTTCTTGGAAATTTAGTTTCTAGTGCATTCAACTCATCGACAAAATCTTCTAGATCTGCAATAAGATCAGTAAATTCGCCATCATCATTATCTGCTTTTAAATCAGCAATACTGTCTGTAGCATTAGCAATGACACTATCTCGGCCTTCCCATAATTCATCCCATGTCATGTGTGGTTGTTTCCATGGATATGGTTTATCAAATTGTTTAGTGTCAGGATTATACTGAATGCCAGCAATTTCATATGTATGATCTGGAGTAGGATTAGCCGCTCTAGAATAATAAACGGTTGTATCAGTTGGATCTTGTTGTTCTCTAGTAAATTCAACCTGTGGATAATCTGCTTGATCAATGTTCATAGCAAAAGCAGAAGCAATAACAGGATCTGTTTTTGCGTCAACTAATACAGCATAGCAGTCTAGGCCTGCTTGTAATTCTTGTTGTTCTTGTGTATTTGGATCACCGTCATCTGCTACCCAACCATACGATGGTAAAATTTTTCTTGTTTCTTTATCAACAACAATCCATATTTTTGTTGGACCTCTATAGGTAAAAGTAGTAGTCAACCCAAGATCGTTTGTAAGATACAAATACTTGTCTGGAATGTCGTATTCAAATGTAAATTCTATTTCTCTAACTGCCATTTTTTATCCTATATCTTTAATTATGTTGTGTACCATGTAATTCTAACCATACCTGGAGTTCCATATGAACCACAGTGACATCCACCTGACCATCTTACGTAAGTTGCTCCACCTTGTCCTGGAACATACTGTGAGTGTAGTCTAGCAAAACCTGTATAGTCTGCCGCGGCACAGTTAACAAATGTACTAAAGCCTCTATCGCCACCTTGTACACCAACTGTACCACCGCACTTGTTAAACAATCCGCCTGGATATGGAAAGTGAATTTTGTGACAGCAATGTCCGCCACAGGCTCTGTGTTGCATCCATCCACGCACACCACATACCATAAAGTCACCGCCACTTGCTTCTGCTGTATTGTTGTTAATACAACAGTTACAGTTCCAAGCACGACAACAGCAATATCCTGTTACATAACATCCGCAACCTGGAAAACAGAATGAACATCCTTCTTTTCCGCCTGCCGCACACATACTAACATTACACCCGCCGATAGTTGAACGGCATCCTCTAAATCCGTTTCTACCATTATGACAACAACTTTGCTGTCCTAAACATAAGTCATAGCACCAACCCTGTGATACAGGAATAGTTTTACGTGCATAAGCACCTGAACCACCTGGTGCACCATTCATACAACAGCAAGATACACCGCCGCCACCTCCGCCTCCGAAGGTTTCAAATGTTGCTCTTACTGCATCTGCAGGTACAATAAATGCAAAACAACAGTCAAATTGATAATTGCCGTGTGCATTATCACCGTTAAAGCAGTGTCTTTTGTAGATAAATGTACAACCCGATGGTAAGTCAGTTACCGACTGTCCTGGGTTTAATTTTAATTCGCTTACGTATGAACTCAGTGTTGCCATGTTAATATTTACCCCTTACGTTGTACAATCATTATAAGTTATTCTTACCATACCAGCAGTACCTGGGAATCCATAACAGCATCCGTCACCACATGATGTAGCAGTTGGTCCACCTAATCCTGGTGTCCAACCAGTAGTATTACCTGTTGTCCACTGTCCAATAACCGGATTACATCTTGCCCATTCTTGGTTACAAGCATTACCATTATTCTGTGTGCTTGTAAATCCACCTGTTTGGTTGTTTAATCCACCTGGATAGTGATATAAAATTTTCCACCAACATGATCCACAAGTACATTGTGCCCATGTAGCACTAGGTCTTCCTGGAGACCCTAAGTCTGCACCGTAGTAACATCTGCAACACAAACAACACATTCTATCTGTGTAGTAGTATCCACAGTTATTACCTAAACAGTTAAATGCACCCCAGTGAACGAAACAACATGCCTGTCCCGCATTACCACCGTCTGCACAAAAATTCGTTAAACCATTACCTGTAACCCAACCTTTACAACCTAAAATACCACAACAACATTGGGCACAACAAGTTGCAGGTCCTGGATATAGATCATAACAGTCACCTACGGAGAAGTCGCCAGCCGCCGCTGTTAAGCATTTTACTGCCCAAGCACCTGAACCACCTGGAGGTCCTGCTGAACATCCACATGCGCCGCCGCCAGAGCCGCCACCGCCCCATACTTCTACCTTCATACAGTTAACGCCGTTTGGTACACACCAGTACAACATACAGTTGTCGCCGAATGAACTGTTACAATAACAAGTACAGAAAGGTCTGAATGTCATAGTACAGTTTTTAGTAATAGGCTGTAGGTCTGTTACGCTAACTGAACCAATAAGTGATCTTAGATTTGCCATTTCATTCCTTCCTAAGTTAAGTTAATCCTTACAAAACCAGGTCCGCCTGGGCCACCACAGTAGCAGTTTCCACCAAGTGCCGAAGCCGATGATCCACCTTTACCTGGTGCCGCATGGTGATCATCACCTGCACCAATCAAACCACGTCCAGTTGCACAACCTGCAAATGAACCATGGTGGTTGTATGCACAGAATCTAATAAAGTCGTATCTGTATCCGCACTCATCAAGCATACCTGGTAGAATGTTTAAGTGCTTATACCAACATGAGGAGTTGTCTTTTTGATGTGTTTGAATACCGCCTAATTTTCCTGGGAAGCCGAAATCAGCGTCAAAGTAACAAGCACAGCAACTATCGTAACGTGGATCCATAAATGTACCACAACCGTTTGTTCCAGCACCACATTGACTGTCTAGACATTCAAACATAAAGCATTTTGCATCACCTGGTTGACCACCTTCAGCACAGAAATTTCCAGCACATGTAGTTCCGTCTGATTTTCTTAGGTAACCATTGTTAATGTAAGTTTTACATCCTCTGTATCCGCAATCTCTGTTAGGTGAACAACATGCAGGAGGAGCAATACAAATTCTATATTCTGTTTTACAAGTTCGAACGTCGATACAATCTAATCTAGCATACGCACCAGCACCAGCACCAAATCCCCACATACAACAGCATACGCCGGCACCGCCGCCTCCGCCGCCCCACATTTCAATTCTTAAAAAATTGATGTCTGGTTCAGGGGTCCAGCAAAACTCATGTTTACATTCGTCTCTAGCATGAGTGATACCACAAGTTGTGGCAAATGCAATAGTACAATCATCATATTTGTACTTTGGCATTGAAGGATTATCTGGATCAAAATCCTCGGATAATGCTTTATCTAATAAACTTTTTAAATTTGCCATTTATATCCCCTATCTAAATTAATTGCAACACTTATTAACTACTTAGTAGTACCCATCCGTATGTTGGACCTGAATACAAAATTGTTACAACAGCATTGTTAATGTTCAATACTAAATCTTCAGTTAAATTCTGAACTTTTGAACCATTTCTTGCAAGTGTAACATTGTTTGTTCCAAACGATCCTGTAACATCTACGATCTGGATTGTGTCACCTTTAACTAGACTAGCGTTTGCTGGCAAAGTAATTGTAAACGCGGCACCACTTGAATCTGCTAAAACTCTATCATTGACTTTAGCATTATAAGCGGAACTTTGTTCAGTAATTACTGCGCCACTTGTACCAGTTGTAGTAATATATCTTCCCATTGTTATATCCTTTTTCTAATTATATTTAGCCATTACGCCGCTGTTTCAATACCCATTACAACAACGGATGTCGCATCCGATGATGAATAAGCAACTATTCTTTTGCCTGCATCTAGCACTAACCCTGTTCTTTCTAGAACCCCTTTTGCCATGATCTCTGTGTCATATTCCACATACTCAGCATTGGTTGGTGTATCAGCCGATGCAACCGCAAGTCTTAAAGATGCGGCAGTGTTGGATCTATTACAAAAAGATACAGTGACAACAGCGTATGTGCTGGCAGGAACTGTGTATACTACGGTATTTGCACCCGCTGTAACATCACTTGCACCTAATCTTCCTGTCGCCATTGTTTATTTCTCCTTTGTTAACTTAATAAAAATCTTTGTAATGCTACTGCATCACCGTCAATGCCGCCTGTAAAGTTCATTTTGGCTTTGACTTTGATCTCAACACCAGTTGTAGTATCGATTTGATCTTCTTTAATTTCGATAACACCTGCTGTCAAGATATTTACGTTCAATTCGGAGTTACCACCACCAATTTGAGCATTAATAAATGTTCTAATTGCTTTCTGTGTTGGTACAATATTGTCCGAATCTGCCGCAAAAGTGCCGTCAGTACTGAATTCTGTAATAACTGCACCTGTTCCACCTAGTTCAACTGAACCCAATGAAAGTTCGTTTAGTCCAGCAACGTTAAATGCATCAGCATCTAGTGTTGCAACACCAGTTGACTGTTCAACACTGAACAAGTCACCTACTCTAAAGTTACCATCTTGGTCAGTAGATGTAAAGAACACCCTACCGCCGCCACCAACAACTGTTTCACTTGCTGGTACTGGAGTGTTTACCGGAATTCCTGGATAGTTAGTATCAGCAAAATTACCTGTACCAATATCTAGGAAGTCATGACCAGTTAGACGTACTTGAGAATATCTAATACGCATTTCCACAGAATCAGCATGTGGAGGTGCTGTATCTACAGGAATATCTGGAGATACTTGAAGTTTTGCACTGTATTTCCCTTGTGCATTAGGTCCGCTTAGTTCTCTAACAACAACCAGTTTGAAATAACTTCCTGGTAAATTACTAAATGTTACGTTCGAACCTGCTTTAGGTGATTCACTTAAATTCTCTACGAAAATATTTGAACCGTTTTGGAACTTGTCAATAGTACCATCACCTGTTACAGTTGCACTTGCAGTTTCGTATGCACTACCTCTATTAATAAATGTTGGATTACCTAGTGCACCGTCACCAATTCTTAATTGTACTGGTGCTTCAATAGTATTTGAAGGATCAGTAATTGTAATATTCGGTGGTGAACTATAACCTGAGCCTGGTTCAAAAATTCTCATTCCTGGAATCTTACCAGTTGCTACTCTTGCTCTTATAAATGCTTGAGCACCGGCTCTTGTTAATGCACCGTTTCCTGAACCACTTTGTATTGCAAACCATGTTGGTCTACGCCCCGGGTTACCAAATGCTAGTGCAGAATAGTTACCGTTTGTTTTACCGTTTGTTTTACCTTTCCAGTATATGCCATCTTTTGTAATTGATGATTGTGAAGTATCTCTAACCCCGTCAACTTGGAAAGTTAAGTCTGCGGCACCGCCGCCACCTAAATTAGCATCTGTAATAGTAATTACTTCATCATCAATAAACAGTTGTCCTTCAGTTTTTATTGTAACTGTTGCGGCACCTGTACCATCAACTACCACAGTAAATGTTGCACCTTGTCCAGAACCACTTGTTGTGTAGTCTGTATCTGCAATTTCATATGTACCTTCTGTTCTTAAAGCATCTGCGATACCAATTGTATCAACGTTTTTAATTTGGCCGTTTCTGCTAGAGAACCAAAGGAATACACCTTGTCCGTATTCTAACAATCCGTCGCCGCCACCGATTGAACTATCAGCAGTTGTATCAATTATAGTTTCTACCCAGTTAGTACCATCTAAACTGTAGAACCCTTGTGTTCCTTTATCACCAATCATTAAGTAACGTCCATTACCATATGCAATGTCTTTTACTTTTGTATTTGTATCAGTAAATACTGGAAATGCTTTTGAGTTCCATGTAATACCATCTAGTGATTGTGCAAAAGCCGCACCGTCACCGATTGCAACAAACTCGTTTCTACCAAAAATAATCTTCTTCCAGTTTTGTGAACTTGGTAATGTAGTTGCTAACCAAGTGACACCGTCTGCACTGTAAGCCGCCTCGGTTGTGCCTGAAGCAACAGCAACATAAGTGTTTTTAGCGTATAAACTTGCAGACCATGTAACAGTTGAAGGCAACGTTGAACTTGTCCAAGTAGCACCGTCATCTGTTGAATATGCCGCATCTGTTGAATCTTCTTTAAGAACAACCCAAGTCATTGTGCTATCTTCGCCGGCACCATAACTTAAACCTGTCCATTTACCTGTAGCAGGTAATGCACCGCCACTTTGCCAAGTTGCTCCATCTTGTGAATAAATTGTTTGGTTAGTATTGTACCCTGCAATAATAAATCTGTCATTACCATATGCAATGTTATTTCGTTTACTTTGTAAACTTACACCATAATCTTGTTGTGTGCTTGAGAATGGTGGTTCACTAATAGTAACTCTAGGTTCAACAACATATTTTGTTGTTCCGTCCATTAACTCCGAAATAGGAGTACCTGGAATAAAATGATCCCAACCTGGTTGATCATCTGATTCTCTAAATACTGTTGCATCTTTATTACCTGCATTAAATTGTCCAAGGTAAGCGTATTGTCCAACACCCAACCCACTTGTAATGATAATTCTCATACCATCATAGTCACCTGTGTTTGCAGTATCTGTGTTTGATAATCTTATGCTTGTAGTGTCACCGAACTGTGCAGTATTATTTGCATAACCGTAATCAGCACCGCCAAAGTCTCCTGTGCCGTCTGCATCCTGGTCTGTGTTAAGCATTCTTACATCAAATAATGCTTGATCTCTAAATTCGTCACCTAGCACACTTACGCCAGCACCATCACCTGATACTGTATACGTAACATCTTCATAATTAATACCAGCATTATCAAAGAACATAACCAATACTTGTTCTTGGTCTGTTAGTACTTCGCCAATTAATGCTTCTGAATATCTGTTGTTAACTGTACCATCAATAACTGTTTCTGTTGCATCAACACCTTCAGCAACACAACCAAATGTACCGTAAGATGAGTTACCGTTTGTAGCACGAATCTTACCGCCGTTTTCTGCAAGGTAACCAATGTGTCCATAGTATGAGAACACAGAAACAAGTTCTGTTCTACCTAAGTTAGTACACCATACACCAATACCATCGGAAATAATTTGTGTAAAGTCGTTGGATACAATTGAGTCATTACCGCTATCATGTAATGCACCATCAATTTTACAACCTACTGCCGCAGTACCAAAGTTTGATACGTTTTGAATGTAAGGTGATTTGTTAATAATCCATGTTCTATCATCTGCTGGACCCCAACCTGGATCTAGTGATGTAAATGCACCTGCTGTTGGACGTTTAGTGCCATATGCATTTGCACTTCCTAATACGCCAGTCAATCCATTTAGTGAACAGTTACGTAATCCACAACCATTTCTCAAGTAGAACATATCTTCTGTAACTGAACCTTCAACAGCATTTGAATAAAATCTTGCCGCAAAGTGTGAAGCATAAGTTCCGCCGTAAACTAAATCATAAATTACAGCATCGATATAATCTCTTACATCGTCTTTACAACTTGCTACACTGTAAGTGTAACTTGGATAAGTTGCTGTAATATAAGCAGTTGCTTCTTCTGCTAAAAATTCTTTGTTTAATAACAACTGTCTAGCCGCATTGTGTGCATTCTGATCTGAACTTCTTACGTTACCATTCCAGTATGCAGTACCGCCGCTTGTGTATGCTTCGTATCCTGTTCCATCTACACCTACTGTCATTTTATAATCTTCGTAAAGTGCAAAAGTAGTTGTTGTTAATACATCAACATAATACATTCGATCGTTTAATTCGATCATACCATTAATATTTTTAATGTTTACTAATGCTCTATCATATAGACCATGTGCTGTACTTGTTTCGATTATAACTGGATTTGCTTTAGTTGCACTAATAACACTTGCAGTTGTCTGCCCTGTTGTCATTGTAGGTGCAGTTGAATCTTGTGAGTCATTGCCTGCATAGTAATTGATATAATCAATAACATGTTGTAGTTTTGCTACTGCCGCAGTACCTTCAGTTGCTGAACCGTATGGTAATGCTTGTACCTGTGATTGTGTGTTTGTGCCAGTTTTTGTAACCGCACTACCTATAATAATATTGCTTAATAGATCTTTTACTCTTGTAATACCTGCTACACTATATTCTACATCTGATCTTTGAGTGTAATCATCTGCTGTGCTTGGTTTAATTCTTGTTGAACGTAGTTCGTCACCAACAACAGCAGTGTTAGCCGGTACTCTAATTGGAAGTACTTCTTTATATTCACCTGTTTTAACAAATACTGTTTTTTGTACTTGTTCTTCTACAGGAATACTAGTATCTGCTCCTGCTGTAATAGCATCTGTTACTATTGCAACTAGACTATCAATAATACTTTGTGCTTCTGCTTCCTCAACTTTGCTGTTTTTTCTTTGTGTAACAGCAGGTGTATAACTGTTTTCAGTTTGATAATTTGTTGCAGGATCTAAATTACTAATAATTGCATCAATTACAGTTTTAGCATAGTTAAGTGCCGCAACAGTTTCATCTTCTTGTCCTGCTACATAACTTACGCCTGCTTTTGTAAAGTAAGCAAACGCCGCTTTTCTTGATTCTGTATTACCACCATGTGATAAATCCCAGATAATAGCGTCAACCATAATACCTACATCACGGTAACACTTGTCTTTATCGTAACTGAATGATCCAGTAAATGGAGCAATGGTATTTGCTATTTGATAGTCAACCCATTCAACTGCTTCACGTTGAATAAACTGTCTATTTTCTTTTAATAAGTTTGTTGCGTTAGGTCTTAGTACACCTTTTTCAATTGCGTCACAAGCATATCTTACAGATTTAAATGGTCTGTCTAGTGTTGAACCATAACTTGGATATGTCCCGTCAACACCATCAGGACCAACATAATAAACATGGTCTGTTCTACCCCAGTATTTCCATGCTGGTAATCCAGTTGTGTCAACTGTTAGTATTTGTCCTTCTTCACCAATTGGTAAACGTGCAGGACCTGCACCATTATAAATTAATATGTCACCGTCTGTTGTTAAGTTAGAACCTTCAGCACCACCTGCTAACAATTTATAGTAGGTACCTGAAACATCTAAGTCAGGACGCTTTTGACCAATTGCTTGGTTTGATTGGTGTGCTTGAATTACTACGTATGAGTTTACGCCATAGTATACAACATCACCTAATACATAATCTGTAATGTTTGTCCAGTCACCTTTCCAAGCAAAACCTTCATTTAGTCTTGTCCAGAAAGTAGTTTCACTTGCAGGATTTTTTGCAACACCTTGATGATCTTGAATACACATATAAGTGTATCCACCTAGTCTAACAACATCGCCTACTAGATAGTCTTGTAGGGTCGAATCATCTGCATAGTCGCCTCTAAAGTTATATCCTTTTAAGTACAGTTTCCAATCTGATGCATTTGCGTATGGCGGGCGACCACTGTGATTGGTTAATGCTATATAAGAATAGCCACCGTAAGTTACAATGTCACCAGGTTGATATACTGTTCCGTTATTCCAATTATCTTCGTATTCTAAACCTGGTACAAAGATTGACCAGTTTGATTCGTCTGTTGCAAAACTATTTGTCGCTGTATGAGCGCCTGTACAAATCCAAATATTTGCACCATATTTTACAATGTCATTTACTCTATATCTTACACCTGTTTGCCAGGTTTGTCTATATTCAATACCTTTGTGGAAGTGTTGCCATTTTGCTTGATCTTCTTCTAACCCGCCTGCTAAATCAACAGAGGATTTATGTCCTTGAATACAAACGTAAATTTGTCCGCCGTATTTTACTAGATCATTTAATTTATATCTTGTGCTTACTTGCCAGTTGTTTTTCCATTCAAAGCCTTCACTAAAAATATTCCATCTATCTGCAACAGAAGCAATAGCAAAACTTACGTTTGCCGCGCCACCACCGCCTAGGCTTGCATCTGGAATACTCAATGTATCACCTACTCTATAACCACTACCGTTATCTGTAATTGATATAGCAAGTCCGCCAATGTTGTCAACAACAACATTTACAATTAATCCTGTACCAGTACCGCCTGTAGGAATAATATTATTGTAAGTTCCTTGTGAACGACTAGCATCTGCATTTGAAATCGAATCAATTGTAAGTGCTTTACCGTCGTTGTCTGATTCTAATCCATCATCGTCGCTTGTAGCAGTTGATGCTGATGTATGATCGTCGGTACAAACATAAACTGTACCACCGTATTTTACAATATCGTTTACTTTGTAACGTGTGCTAATTGCCCAGTCACTTTTGTAATCAAAAAATTCTGAATATGTATCCCAATCACCTTGATTAAATTCTAAACCTTTTGTGATTGTATCTGCTGAAGTATGGCCGTTGTTTGCAATATATAAGTAACCACCGTATTTGACAACATCACCTGCTTTGTAAACAGTGTTGATTGCCCAGTCACCCTTCCATTCTTGGCCGTCTGCAAAGATGTTCCATCTTGGTGTTTGATTTTCTAGATCAGTGTAAAAATCTGCATCCGCAGTGTGTGCCGCAATACAAATGTATACCTTACCACCGTGCCTTACAACGTCATCTTTAACGTATGCAGTACCAGTAGTCCAGTTACCTTTCCAGACAAATTTAATTCTTCCTAATAGAAATTCAGCCATGTTTTGCTCCGATATTGTAGTTATTTATTATATTATCCGCCAAAGCCATCTTGATAGTCTCCTCCACCTTCGTCTGTACCGCCAAAATCGTCTGATATAGCAACATCTGTACCAAATGCAAAGAACGCTCTAGCCGCCATATCCCCGCCTACTCCGCCTTCAAATGATACTTTTGCTTTCATTTGTATTGTACTACCATCAGTTGTTTCAAGTCCTTGTCCGCTATCACCCGATGTAATAACACCAGCAGTTACTTTGTTAACATTAACACTAGAACCACCACCAGTAATACGTGATTTAACGTATGCCGCTACTGCTTTTTGTGTTGGAACAATGCTATCACTGTTTGCAGTAAACAGTGGGTCAATACTAAATTCTCTAATAACAGCACCTGTACCACCAAGTGTTACTCCACCTAATGATAATTCTGTTAATCCTGATAAGTCAAACTGATCAGCATTAATAGTAATAATACCCGATGCCTGCTCAACTTCAAATAGTTCACCCACCCTAAAGTTACCATCTTGGTCTGTACTTGAGTAGAACACTCTACCACCATCACTGAAGTCTGTTTCTTGATTTTGTTTTACAGTATTAGCATCAGCATCAGTGTAACCTTCTAGGTATCTTAAAGGATAACGTGTTGAATTTTTATTACCAGTACCAATATCTAGGAAGTCATGGAATGTTAAACGTACCTGACTGTATGATTCACGAATAGTAATTGAAGTATCATGTGTTGGTGATTCATCAACTCCCATTGTTGGACTAATTTGTATTGTTGCAGAAAGATTTGGTTCTGTTCCAGTAATATTTGTTACTTTAGTTACTAGATAAATTACACCATCAATTCCTGTAACCTGTAAGTTAGCACCTGGTCCAGGTTCTCTAGTTAAGTCTGTTACTTTGATTTTGTTACCAATTTGGAAAGAATCAGCAAATCCATCACCTGTAACACTTGCTGTTGCACTTCTAAATTTAGTACCTCTGTTTCTAAATGATGGTTGAGGTAAAACACCATTAGCAATTCTTAGTTTAACATAAGGATCTGCTGTCGCTAATGGATCACTCACTGTCATACTTAGATCGTCTGTTTCTTCAATAGTAATTGTTTGTACGCCGGCATCTTCTGAACTTCCATAGTACAATGTGCTTGGAGCATCATACTGAATTTCAATTTCAATTGAGCGTGTTAAAGTGGCCGCGAAGTCTGCAAGATAAGTTGCTCTTGAAACTATTGTTGATCCTAATCTATAAATTACATTGTCTTCATACACTGTTGTTTTTGCCGCATCACTATAGAACAAGAACGGATGTGGATTGTCTTCTACTTCGCCTTCTACAACTGCGCCGCCATAGTTTGTTAATGATGTGTCGCTTAGATCATAAACGTATTTTCTACCTTCAGTTAAAGTAAGTGCAGGATTTTCTACACCGTCAATTGTATAAACATCTGCATCATCGGCAGTATTTCTGCCAAATGTAATTACAGCATTGTTTACTGAGTTTGCAAGATCCTGTTCGTATCCTGAACCTGGATCATAAATCCAAAATTCACTTGCTCTTGTATTTCTTACAAACATTCTAGCAAATGGTCTACGTCCTGCTTGAACCACAACAGCATTTACTTCGCCACTACCTTGTAAAGGATTACCACTACCTAGTAATACAAATTTACAAGAATTATTAGGAGTACCAATACCAATTGTTGTCCAGTTAGCACTTGTTGGTAATGTTTTTGCTTCCCATACTATACCATTTTCACTTATTGCAAATTCATTAGTGTTTGGTTTAAATGCTACATAAACACCTTGACCATAACCTACTGTCCAATTACCTGTTGTAGGTAATACATTAGTTTGTTCATAGAATGCTCCGTTGCCGGCTTTTGGATTTATCCATACACTGTCACTTCCTGCAACAGTACCAATAAAAATATTGTTACCGAATTCTAAACTAGTCATGTTAGACATGTTTGTAGTTTGTTCAAAATTTTCTAGCCAATCAGTGTTACCAGGAGTTTTAGTATAAATTCTCTGTTTACTTGAATCCCAGTCGCCGGATACTGCAACAAATTTACCAGCACCATATGCCATTGCTTTAACACCACCGTCATATGATTGATACGAAGGTAAATTACCCAGTGTCCATGTATTACCTCCATCTAAACTTTGAAAATATTCTGGAGAACCGTCTGCTGTAACTAGCCATTCACTACGTCCGTCAACTCTAACAACAGCATATGAACTATCTGTTTGTACACCTGATCCTGTGCTGTTGTAGTTTACATAATATAAATTTGTTCCTACCAATGAATTTGGCACTGTCCAAGTAACTTTTCTAGTGTTTGCTGTATTAAAACCAGCGGCATAGGCTTGTAAGTCTGAAACTTGAACATTGTTTAAGAAATATTTTACGCCTTCTGTAAATGCACTGCCGCCACCGTTTATTCCTTCAGGTGTTGTACTGAAATATATCGGACAACCTGTGTTTGAAGTGTCATTTTGTTGGAAAGTATATGTGTTACCTTCGACAACAGAAATATCTGGTGCAGTATTAACAGCACTATCAAAGTGGTAAAGTGGATTATCGCCTGGCACAGAAACTGTAACTTTAAATGTTTGTTCAATAGTTGGGTTATCACCGTATGCAATGTGCCTTGTTGTAACTGTAGAACTGTCATTTGTTACTTCATAACAAGTCCAGTTTTCGCCATCACTGGATACTGCAACAATACCTTCTCTAGCAACAGCAACAAATTTGCCGCCGCCGTAGTCGATGTCCTGCCATGACCATGTTCCTGAATTTTGTGGTAGATTCTGTCCATCAATATTTCCTGAACTCCACGAAGTTCCGTCTGTACTGTAAATAAATTGTGGCGTACCTGGTGATCCAAAACTACTTTGTGCAACAGCAACATATCTTCCGCCACCATATACAACACTACTATAATCTAATGGTGTGTTAACGTTAATTGATTGTGTTGCAAAAGGTGGTTTATTAAATTCAACCCTTGGTTCAATTTGATAAAATGCTGTATCGCCTAGATTTGCTTCAATCGGTGTTCCTGGAATCCAATGATCCCATCCAGGTAATCCGTCACTTTCTCTTAGTACGTATGCAATTTTTGTAGAAGGATCATATGATTGAATATAACCATACTGTCCTTTACCTTTACCTTGTGTAATAAAGATACGTTTGCCATCATATACACCACTACTATCTTCTACAGTATCTGTAGCACTTAAAGTAATTATTCCAGAACTAGTTCCGCCTTGTGCTTGTCCTGTAGTAATACTAAATCCTCTACCTCCAGGAGTTGTTGAATCACCTGGATCAAGCACACGAACTTGCGATAGTGCTTTATTTCTAAATTCTTTAAATTCTGCTTCTAGATTTGAACCTGTTCCTGAAAAAGCATCAATATCTGCTGTTGTGTAACTTTGACCAGCATGTGAGTAACCAAAGAAATAAATTTCATTATCTAAATCAGTTAAAACATTTGCTACTGATGCTTCATTATCTCTGTTGTTTACACTTGCTGTAATTGGGGTTTCTAATAAATCGTAACCTTCTGCAACAGACCCAAAGTCACCATAAGAGTTGTTACCGTTTGTAGCACGAATCTTACCACCTGATTCACTCAAATAACCAATATGACAATAGTATGTAAACACCGATACAAGTTCTGATAAGCCACCGTTAGCAATCCACATACCAATACCGCCGCTGATAACTTGTGTAAAGTCGTTTGCAACAATAGATTTATTACCGCCTTGATGTAATCCGCCGTCTACTTTCATACCCACACAGGCTGTACCAAATGTAGATACGTTTTGTACGTATGTTGATTTGTTTGTTACCCAAACTGTTTCGTCGGTTGGTCCTGTTCCAGGATCTAAACTAACAAAACTCGGTCCACCACCAACTGGTCGTTTTGTTCCAAACTCATTTGGTGATCCTAGTGTTCCTACCAATCCTGATAGTGTCATGTTTCTAATACCACAACCGTTACGTACATGGAACATATCCACGCCTTCTTTACCGGGTCTTGGTTTGATTCTTGTTGAACGCAGTTCGTCGCCTACCACAGCAACATTGCTTGGTATCTTTAAAGGTAACTGTTCTTCGTATTCACCTGTTGCAACAAATACAGTTGCTGGTGCTCTATTTGCTTCATCTGCAAGAATGTAATCTAATGCATACTTAACAGTTCTAAAAGGATTTTCTTTTGACGCTCCTTTGTCTGTAGCATCAACACCACTTAAACTTACATAGTAATTTTTTGTTGAAGCACCTAGTAATTGCCATTGTGGTCCTTGACCTAAACTTGAATCTGCATTTGTTTGAGGTAGACCTTTAAGTACAGTACCTAAGTCTCCAATTGGAATACGTATATTTGAATCTGCACTAAACGATTTGATATCACCTGGTCTTGCAAGTACGTTCGTTCTAATACCTTGTACATAAACTTTCCAATATACAGGAATATCTTTTCTAGCATCTACATCTGGTCGGCTGTCAGTTGCATCTGATCTATGACTTCTAATACACTGATAAGCAGTTCCTGCCCAAAGAGCAACATCACCTAATTCATATAAGTTAATACTTGAATCTGCATTGAAATCGTCCCATGGACCTCTAAAACTTACACCAGGCATTAATAAATCCCAATAAGTGCTTCCACCTACTGAAATAATTTGACTGCCGCTCATGTTTAAATGATTATAACATGCAAAGTAAAAAGTTGCAGGAGCATCTGGCTCAATCTTAACACGTACCTGTCTAACAGTTGCCGCATTAAATCCTGCATTGTAATTTTCTAGTGTATCAATTATTTGATCATCTAAAATATAGGTTGTCTGCACACCTGTAAATAATTCATTACCGCCGACTGCTGTGTTTAAGAAACCGTTTTCTGCGTCTGCTGGATAAATTGGATGACCGTCATTTGTTGGGTGAGACTGATCAAATACATAGGTGTTACCTCTAATAAATGTTTGATTAGGATGTAAATTTCCGTCCCAATAATATCTATTACCGGATCCTGGATTACCTACAGTAACTTTAATAGTATCAACTTGGCCGCTATCTGGTTTTTCACCTGTATTATCTGTAACTGCCCAATACAAATAACCATTGTTACGTACAACATCACCTACTTTATATACTGTAATTTCACTCCAGTCATTTTTAAAGTTGTACCATTCGCTTAAAATTTCCCAATCATTTATTTCTGTGCTTGGGTTTGCTGAAAAATTAAATGTCTTACAGTAGTATGTGTAACCACCGTACATAACAATATCGCCTGGCTGATAGTTTACAGTTTCGTCCCATTGATCTTCATAAGCCATTCCAGCAACATACAGTTGCCAGTTTGAAGTATAATCTTTGAATAAAGGATCATCTGCTTCTACATCTGTACCTGTTACGGTATGTGTTTGTGTACAAACATAAACTTCTTGACTGTATCTAATTAGATCACCTAATTTCCACTTAGTAGTATTTGCTACTCCGTCAACGGCGTGTGCAGTTGGTGCTGTCCATGTACCTTTATATTCAATGCCAGGAACAACTAGATCCCACCAGCCTTCAGTGTCTAATTCATTTTCAAAATTATTAGTTGAAGTGTGTTGCGAATTACAACGATATAGATACCCACCGTATCTTACAACATCATTTGGTCTGTAATTCTGTGTCGGTAGCCATTCATTCAACCAGTCATTTGATGTAGTAACTTGTTGCCAGTTACCTTGATCTCCTGCTAGACCAGAAACATTAGTTCCACTCGTGTGTGCTGTTGTACATCTCCAAACAGTGCCGCCGGCTCTTACTACATCACCTACTTGATATGCATTTAGTCCTGTCCAATTACCTTCCCAATGGCTTCCAAAAACATGCAGTGTCCAATATTGTAAATTTTGACTTAGACCAAAATCAGCATCAACTAGTGCTTGGTGTCCTTGTGTACATCTATAAATGTTACCTTCACGCTCAACTAGATCGTTGATATAATATAAATTTGGTGTAATTGTAATTACGTCATTGCCATTTTCATCTTGCTTAGTTACTGATGTACTAGGTTGCCAAGCACCTTTCCAACTGTAACCTTCTGACATCAATTCCCACTTGGTTATTGCCGCAGTTCCTGTTACTGTTAAACTTTGTACTACACCCGGAACAACTAGATTGTTTTGTGTAACGTTATCAACTGTTGCAACAGTTACTATTGCATCATTAACGCCTCTAACACCACCTAATTGATCACCTGGAACTTTAAAATACTCTTTGGATACATAGTTTCTACCACCATCTGTTAAGGTAACTGAATATTTGTCGCCACGTCTTACAATTTGAAATTGTATTCCAGTGCCGTCAACAGTAGTATTTTCTCCACCTACATTAGCACTAAAGTCAAATGCCGCGTTAATATTATCCGAAGCACTGTATGGAGCCGGATATGTAAAATCGTATAGGAAATCAAAGTAAAAGTCTTCGTTAGATGTGTGTGCTTTTGTACAATAATAAACATTACCATTTACAGTTACAATATCATCTAGTGCATAAGCCACACCAGAAGTCCAATCATTTCTGTATTTGTATGTAAATCTATCTAGTTTAAATTGTGCCATTTTTTACTTCACCTGTATTTAACTGTAATCGTATGGTTCGTTTACTCTTGCGACTAAGTTACCATCCTCGTTGATATAATAATTAATTTTTTGGTAGTCCCATCTGTACTGTTCGTATTTTAGATTTTCATAAACCTTTTCATGGTTTACATCTCTACCTTCAAAAAAGTCCTGTCCAATGTCAAAATCATTATAGTTCTGTGTAATATCACCTGGAACGTTAATTTCAATTTGGTCATTAGGGTTAAGTTGATCAACCGTTGCAAGATAAATTGAACCGTTATCTTGTTTTCTTAAACCATAGAAATAACGTGTTCCCATTCCGTCTATAACTTGGTTTACATTTGCTCCTACATAATCAGCCATTTTATTCTCCTATTAAGATTGCTCCGCATAACTTACAATTACATCTACACTATCAGGATAACTTGATGATACTTGTAACGTGTGATCTTGGTCTAATACTAATTTTTCACCGCCATTAACAATTCTTGCAGAACCATTCGGTGGAAGTGGAATATCTTTTGCATAATACGCAGTAACACTTCCTGGATCCTTAACAAATACATTGCCAAGCACTGTTGAATCTTTTTTATTTGTCATAGTCATTCCAATTACAATAATTTTTCTTCCCGCCGCCACGGTTGCAACATCAATTGGTAGTTTTCCTACGTCTGCTATTACTGCTGTTTTTAATAAGTTTGCCATGTTTTCCTATCCAAATAATAATGCGTTAATAAATGATAAATCTTCTGCTTCTGCAAAAGTAATACCACCACTTGATCCAACTACTGACGACCAAGTAACACCATTCCAAATTTCTAATTTACCACCTTGAGTATTATATCTTAATAACCCTGTAGCAACATTTGTTTGTGGTCTATCATTGTTGTCACCAACCGGAACTTTAAATCCGTTTGTACCAGTAAAGTCCCAATAACCTTCATTAGTACTACTAAAACTCGAAACACTATCTGCTACAGTATTAGTTATCGTATTTGTGATTTGATCAATCTCAATATCACCAACTATTACCTTACCTGTGCCGTTTGGAGCAAGGGTAAGATCTGCATCTACAGCCTCTGTACTAATGGTATTTGCATGTATTGTATCAACATTAAATCTAGTAGAATTTAAATCTGCTGATAACGTACTTGCATTGTAAAATCTAAATGTGTCATCGTCATTACCTTGTGATAATTCAGCAGTAATATATGTGTCCAAATCTTGGTCAACAACACCACTAACACTACCACCAACAGCGTTCCAGAAGCCGTTAGCATACAATTCAAAAACATTTGAACTTGTATTATATCTGAACATACCATTTACAGGTGTTGCTGGTCTTTGTGCAGTTGTACCAGACGGTAATTTAATAGCATCGTCACTGTTAAAGTCAACATAGCCAGCACCGTCAGCAAAAATTTCTAAGTTTGTATCATTTCTAAATGTTTGTACAGAGTTGTTAATTAATTTAACTTCGTCTGATATAAATGAAGTAGTTTGCAATCCATCAGCATCAACATAAGCAATGGTTGCTCCTGCAACTTGGAAATTAATTGTATCTTCGTCAGCGCCAAAGTCGCTTTCAACAGTTACTTTAGTATCACCATCAGCATCACGTAGTTGAATAAATCCGCCAGTAATATCTAAGTTACCATCAATTACAACATTGTTTCCACCATCTGGATTAAGAGTTAAATCTCCTGTTGTTGTAATAATTTGGTTACCACTAATTCTAATATTGCCTGTTTCTAATCTACTAGGATCTACAATAGTAGTACTGCCGCCATCTGTAAATGTAAGTCCACTTAATGAACTAATATCAAAACTCTGTGCTTCAAATGTTACGTTACCTGTTTCTTGATCAACTGTAAATGCATTACCAACCCTAAAGTCACCGCTTTGGTCAATTGAACTAAACAGTACTTTACCATTGTTGGTTTGTGTAATTTCGTTTGCTTGTATAACTTTTGATACATCATTTTCAAGTGCTTTACCTACACCCATATATCCAAAGTTATGATTAATAAGTCTTAGTAAAACTCCGTCGCCGTCTGCAACAACACCCTGGTTACCATAAACGTTTGCTGAACCAATTGCTCTCAATTCAGCACCAAATTGTTTTAGATCAATAAATGCAATACCTGTTGCAGTACCGCCACTTGAACTTTCAATGTCTAATGCAACTTCAACATCTTCAGTAACAGTTGTACTTGCATTTGTTCCGTTAAAGTGTGTTAAAAATACTGTCGTAGGATCTCCAACAAACTCTGCTGTTGGTGTTGTGTATGATCCTAAGTATCTTGGTAAACCATTTGTTACTCTTACTTCATCAATGTATCCTTTAAACAAGTTTGTGTTATCATATTCTCCGCCAATGTAGAACGGTCTTGATGTACCGTAGTTGTTGGAGTCTGAATATGTTGACCCGTCTTGAGATCCGTTAATGAATAATTTTGTTCCGTCATTTGATCTTGCAACAGCAATATGATAAAATGTATTTGCTAATAGTGTATCTGTACCTGTAATAATGTCGCTACCTGCAACAGAAACTTTTACATTGGCTCCATCGGCATAAACTGCTATTGCAGTTGTGCTTGAATCATCTCTCATATCAAACAGATATTTTGTACCTGTTACATCGTCAAATCTAAAAAATCCTTCAACTGTAAAGTTTCCATCACCAAACCCAAAGTCTTTAGTACTTGAAATACTTGCATAATCACCAGTACCATCTAGGTATAAACTTGCTGTACCAAATTTCTTTTGTGCTGTACTTAATTGACTGTTACCTGAAAGTGAAATTGTTTTTGATTCTCTATCAAGATTGGTTACCCAACCTGTAGTTTTGCCATCAAATGTTAATCTTAATCTACCATCAACTATTTCTTTTGCTTCAATAGTTCCTTGTGCAAGTACTGTAGAGCCATCTTCAGATGTTAATGTTACTGTGTCAGCAACATTGAATGTACCTACTTGGTTTGTAAGATCAACAATAGTTTTTCCGTCGCCGCCTCTACCAGCAGTACCTGATTCACCAATAATACCTTTGTCAGCAAAGTAAATGAAACTGTTTAACCATTCACATCTTGCACCGTTAGTCATATATAAACCAACTGAGTTTGGTACAAAGAAAGTAGAATCATTAAACAACATTGCCGCTTCGATTGAACTTGTAGTAACTAAACTGCCATCAATTTTAGCACCGCGTCCTGCGTTACCTGAATCAAACCCATATGGATCACTAGCACTCGTTACAGTACCTTTGTTTAAAACCGTACAATTAATAATGTATGGAGATTGTAATGGAACCGTAACACCTGCAGGATTAAAAGCAAAAGCATATCCTGTATCATTTACCGAATCGTAAAACATATCTTTAATCGAAATATGTTGTACTGTTGTGCCACTGTTTAAATGAAAACAGTCTTTATTATTTGTTCCTGCTGTAGGTTTTATAACTGTTGCTCTTAGTCCTTCACCACCTACAGTAACACCCGCTGGTACCACTAGTGGAAATGCTTCAGTGTATGTTCCTGCACTAATTTTAATATTGTCGCCTGATGTAGCAACACTTAGAGCATGTTTTATTGTAGCAAAAGCATTGTCGACACTAGTACCTTCTTCTGTGTCATCACCGTTAGTAGTAACATGATATGTATTTCCTGCTTCATTCAAAAGCAAGTTTTCAATTCTTACTTTACCTGTTCCGTTTGCACGAATAGTTAAATCTGCATTACTGTCAATAGTTTCGATCAAACTATCAGTAATTTGAATATTGTCAATGTTTGCTTGTCTAGAGTTTAGTGTTTTCCAACGTTTGCTAGGAGTACCTAGTGTGTAAATTTGATCAACGTCTGGAATAATATTTGAAACAACATCTGCTTTGAAATTAACAGTGTCAGTATCAGCATCACCTAAATTAATATTTCCGCCAGCAGTAATATTGCCAGTCGCATATAAGTTTCCTGTGACGTTTGTGTTTCCTAATAGTTCGATAGTACCTGTACCGTTAGGAGCAAGTTCAATTGATGCATTTGAATCTATTGTGCTAATAGTGTTGTCGTTCATTTCTAATGAATCGACTTGAATTCTTGAATGATAAATTACAGGATCACCACCACTAGGTGTCAATTCAATAGTACCTAGTGTACTGCTGATTGTGTTTCCTTGAAAAGTTAAATTACCTGTTGTTGCTGAATTTGTAGCAATCCAGTCTGTTGTTTGTACTGTACCGTTTACATCTAGTTCATAGGAAGGATTGGTCTTCTTTACGCCAATGCGACCATTGTTAACATCCAAATATAATAAATCCGTTTCAAATGCTAAATCCACTCCATTACGAAGTAGGTTTGCCTTTAACAACGGACCCGAAATACGACCGACGGCCATTGTGTTCTCCTATAAACCGGGCATCCTGTGCCTCTAACCACCTTACATAGCGGGTTAACCACTGTTTGTCCTGCAAACCTAAACGGTCAAGTCTGCATTAATAGTATTTAGTCTTAATTGGAAAAACCGTAAGTTAGTAGTTAAAAATTAACCTACAATGCTACCGTCGAAGCCGTGTATAACGGTGACGTCTTTGCCTAAAGGAACTGGAGAATCAAATTTAATATATTTGTCTCCGTTGTTGTCTACTGTCATTGTGTAGTTTACACCTGCAATCTGCACAACGTTTTCAACAAGTACAAGTACATTCTCAGCCGCGGCTGGTTTAGGTTCTAATGTACCAAACTGTGTTTCAGAAGCATCACCTGTACCTAAGTTTTGTACAACAATGTTACCAGGACGATCTGATCTAATGGTTTCCCATGCATTGTTAATGTATGCTTCAATTTCATTTATTTGATTATTATAACGAATAGTTCCGTTAACAGGCGCACCACTACGTTGGCTTGTATCACCTGTACCTAATTGCAATCCACCAACAGCACCTTGGAAACTTACTGACCCGTCAATGTCAACAAACACTGATTTGTCGACTATCATTTTTCTGTTAATCTGTTGTTGTTTTACAAAACGCATATTATTACACCGCTATTGTTGAAATCGTAACTGAAATAGTTGCTGGTGACGTAGTCTGTGCAATAACTTTATCTCCAGTTTCAAGAACAAACTTTTCAGTATCCATAATAAAAGTTTCTCCTGCAGGAATTTTTAATTGATGTAAGATTTTGTTTACATCTGTTGCACTTTCACCTGATCTTACAATATGTAAATCAAGAAACGTATCAGCATCAGTCAAGATATTATCACCAGGAATATTATCCGCATCTGCGTAGTTACAGAAAATCATGCTTGTTACAGCATTCTCACCTGATGAAGTGTACACAGTTGTAAGTGTTGCATCTATAAAACTATTTGTTATTGCCATATCTTTATCCTAAAATATCATGCTCATGAGCATGGCTTTTCTTTTGCTAGTTATCTCTCCGTTAGTAGTGTTATTTACAAAAAAGAGACCAGTTCCGCCGAACCCTTCTGAATCTTTATATACTTTTAAACGCCCATCAGTACCTGAAGGTGTTGTGCTTACTGTAGGCAAACTTAATATTTCATCAATTACTACTTCACCTGATCCATTTGCTTGTAAAACTAGTTCATCGTTTGTATTTGTTGGTCTAATAATAGTATCATCAAATTCTAAACTACCAAAAGTCATAATATCTGATCTAATATCAACTCTAATAACATTATCTACTTTTCCAAGCAATCTTGATACTGCATCACCCTCTGCTGTATCTTCTGCTTTCATGATAGTATTATCTGCTTGAATTTGAGGAATGTTAATTGTTTGGAATGCTTGGTTTACATATCTTACATTTGGAATATCGTCATCTTGTAAACCAGTTTCGTAGTTTGTTGTACCTCTAACACTTAGTTTAGCATTAGGTGCATTAGTTCCTAAGAAAACAATATCATCGCCTGTAGTACTGATATGATTAGTTCTAATTGCGGCTAATCCTGATCCAACTTTAAATGTAAAAATACCTTCGCCAGTACCGCCATTTGGTCTAGTATAACTTAATGTATCGTCCCAAAGTATAGTAGCATTATCAGCAGTACCTCTTTCAATGTCAATACCACTTTGTCCTAGAGATACACCATTACCTGTTTCATTTTTATTAAGGGTAATAATTGCATCTTCAATAGCAAGTTCTTCAGTGTCAACAGTTGTAGTAGTACCTTCTACAATTAAATTTCCTGTAACTCTAGTAGTTCCTCTTCTCGTACCTGTATTAAGGGTAACTTCGCCACCACTAGCAGTTACAATCTTGTAATCACCGGTTAATTTTAAAATATCAGTTGCCATGCATTAGGATCCTATCGTATGCTATTATTTAGTCAAAAGAAAAGGGCAAAGTAAATTTGCCCTCTTCTCAAGTTTAGTAAAACTACGATTATGCGTTAACGAAATCGTCGTCATCAACGCCAGCAACATCGTCGTCACCAGCCTCTTCAACTTGTGCCGCACCGTCTACAACAGATGTGTTAAAGTTCCATGGCACTGACTTTCCGTCATATGCGTTAGTACCTGTAGCATCTGGAGCAACTAGTGTTGCTTTACGACCTGAAATTTTAGAAACTTGGTAAGTTTCTGCATCGTCCATTTTAAACGTGATACCCATTTCACCAGCCGCTAGTGCTGACATTAGTTTACCAGTTGTTAATGTGCAAGTATATTCGGTGTCTGAAGCACCAATTTCTGATACTACAAACTTCTTGCTACCTTTTTGTCTTACAATGTGTCCTTCAACTACACTTGTACCGTTGTGAAAATCAACTTTGATTTCATTTCCACCCGCAGTAGGTTCGCCGAAGTATCTTTTATTAAGTGGTCTACCCATTTGTTTTCTCCTTTTTTAGAAGTCCGATCCGGGTTCTAGCCGGTACGCAGTGGGTTTAGTACTGCATAAGTCCATTACTTCGAATGGAACATATCTGACAATGTATTTAGTCAACCCTGCTAAACAGGTGTAATAAGTGTGTTTGTGAGAACAATTTTATTGCATCATTGATCTTTTTAGATTGATCTTTATGCTTTACTAATAAACTATCGCTTGGTCTTCTTCTAATATCTATTTCAATATCTGAAAGTTTTCGTACTTCGCTTTGTATTGATGAACAAAATTTTATAATATTAAATCTAAACTCAGGAGCAGTTTTTCCCATCTCTCTGAGTTCTTGTTCAATGGCTTGCCAATCCAGTGATGTTTCTAATTCTTTCATAACTGTATTTAAGCCAAAAAAATAGGGCGACCTAAGCCGCCCTATTTGGATTACGTTATCTTCTATGGATTACGAGAATGATACGTTAGCAGAAGTAATTGATACTCTGCCTAAGTAGTCAGCCGCGTTACCAAGTGAAGATGCAGTGTTTGTTAATTCTACATAACCGTAACGTGTCATGAAAGAAACAACTGGTTCAAATGTTGCTGGATCTAGTACAACACCTGAAGACATTAGCGGAATGTATGGGCAATAGAATGCCGCCGCATCTGCTTCTGATGAGCCTTTGTAACCAACTAACACTTGGTTGTCATCTTGACCTGAATCAGCAAGATAAGCGTCAACGTAAACTCTCATAGAGTTGTTTAAAGTTCCTACAAATTTAGTATTTGTTGGTCCTTCAAATGTACCTTCTGTAGTTCTTGCGAACGCTGAAGTTGTAGCAGACTGTAGGATAGTTAATGCTTGGTTTGAAACCACTGCAAAGTTACCTGCGCCTCTACGTGTACGCTGAGCGATCTTGTTAGAAGTTCTGTTAATTAGAACTGCTAACGCCGCATGTTCGTCACCAACGAAAGTTGCTGTACCACTTACACCTGCTTGGTTGTAAGTTTCTTCAACTGATGCTAATGAACGAAGTGATTGGATGATCTCTTGGTCGATTTCAGCAGTAATTTCTTGTGCTAAAGCCGCCATAATTTCAGCCTCTACGTCGATGCCTTGTTGTGCTTGTGCATCTTGTGCCGCTTCAAATGTCCAACGTGCAGATAGTTTACGAGTTTTCGCTTCTACTGCTTGTTTTAAGATTTGAATTGACAACTTGTTACCAGGTGTACCTTCTAACGTTGCAGTTGCGTCTGCGCCATTAGTAGATGCGTTACCTGAATAACCTTCAGCAATTTTGAATGGAGAAAGTGCTTCTTCACCCGCTGTTGCTGTGTCTGCTGTGTCTGCATAACGGACACGTAATGTATGGATCTGTGCTACAGGTCCAGTCATTGGTTGAACACCAACAATCTCATTTGCGATTGTAGTTGGCATTACACGTCTAATTACTGGAAGGATAACTCTGTTAAGAGTTGCTACGTTCCCTGCGGAAGTTGCCCCAGAAGATGCCGCCTCAGCGAGATACTTACGAGTGTTCTCGATAGTGACGTCCATTACACCTTTTTTCGAACCATTTAGGCCTTCTAAAAGTGCTTCTTTGGTTTCCTGCCAGTTGTTGTTGATATTATCTGACATTTTTTGTCTCTCCTTTTTAGTTTAATCCCGCTAATCTGCGGAGTTCAATTAAGTTTGAATCAGTATCTTCCTTAATTGTGTGTTCTTTGTTGCCTGTTACTTCTACGCCTTCATTTAATGCCTTTTTTACTCTTGGAGCCTTATCTTCCATTACTGCTGGTAGATACTTCTCAAATGCTGAGTGCAACTTGTTCGTTTGCACTGACTCCAGTAATTCAGACATTATTTCTTTTTTGTCTGTGCCTAATGGAGATAGCAACTCGTTCATCACTGCAACTCTCTCTGCTTCGTCTTTGGCTTTAGCAATTTCTGCTTCCTTAGACTCAACAAGTGTAGCCTTCTCTGTGACTTGTTTCTTAGCCTCTGCTAATGCTTCTTCTTTCTCAGCAACGATTTTCATCAACTTAGAAGTTTCTGATTTTTCGTTTAAGTAAGAAGAACCATACTCGTTAGCAAATGCTTCGAATATTTTTCTACCAAAGTAGTTTTCTCTTGAAGCCGTGATATCTTCTTTGAGTTGTTTGATTTCTGTTGCTAATTTTTCATTAACAGCAGACTCAACCACTTTAGCGGATTTTTCAACAAACTTAGATCTAAGTTCATTGAATTTTGATTTTGCTTCTTTTACAAGTTTAACCTTGGTTTCTGCAAGATCTTTTTTGTCTTCTGCAAACTCGTTGATTTCTTTTGCGAGTGCTTTCACGACAAAGTCTTCAAGTTTAGCAAAGTTTTCAGTGACTTTTTGACGGTCCTCATTCAACTCTGCAATTTCTTTGGTTAATTGCTTGAGCATAAACTCTTGCAATTTCTCAGAATGCTCACTGACTTTCTTCTTATATTCAACCCTTGCTTCTGCAAGTGATTTCTTATCTTCAGCAAATTCAGCAACTTCTGATTCCAAACGCTCGGAGACCATGCGATCAATTGCTTCGACCATGTTTTGTTTGTCATGTTCGTAGCGATTCGCAAATTCTTCACGGAGTTCAGCAGTCACACTATCACGGTGTTCTTTAATCTTTTCGTCCCAAGCACCAGTAATTTGGTCTTTGACCTCTTCACTGATAATACCTGTTTCAAAAAGTTTATTAAAAACATCACTCATCGTGTTTCTCCTATTGTTACTTTAAGCCTTTTATGACTCTTAGCATTGCTTCCTTAAGATGCTTTTGTGCTCTAGCATCTTGTTGTACCTCTGACGCAGTCCTTAACGCACTATAACCACCTTTTGTATTCATAAAATGTTCATAGATTGGTGTTGGATATGCACCCGGGGCACTAGGTTGTGCTACCACGTCAACCGTGATAATTTCGAAATCGCTAACTTCACCATTGGATTCGCTAACATTTCCACTACCCCTACTGGATACTCCTAGTTTAACTCCGCTTTCCAGCATTGTTTTAACTAGATTACCCATTGGAGTCGGCAAGATTTTCATCTTGCCAAATCCGTTCGGTCCGTCCATCCACATATCAGTAATCATATGCGATACACGGTCCAAGTTTACTTTCAAATCATCTGGGTGATCTACTTCACCTAGTACAGAATAACCGCCATGAATTTGATCTTTTAGAGTCTTAACAGCGTTGCCTATTTCGGAAACAGGGTAAACACGCTGATTAGCGTTTTTGACACCACCCTGAATACAGATGCCTTTGAGATAAAGATCCTTGGAATCTCCTTCTCCTTTAGACTCTAGGGTGACCTGTGCTTGGTCAAATGTCAAATTCTCACGTAAGTAAGCCATTTGGCTTTCTCCTTAACAATTATTCAGCACTCTTTGGTGCAGATGCTTTCTTAAAAGTGTCGCCTGCTTTTGAACCTGGTTCATTCTCGAAAGATTTTCCCATGTCCTTGGCTTTAACGGCACTACCGCCCTTTTCTTCACCGCTTTGTGCAATGTTTTTACCATCAGCACCTGAGTCTTTGCCACCTTTCGATGCTACTGGACTCGCAGTGTTATCAGCGCCTTCTGAATTATTAGGTGCAGAGACTTTTTCGACATATTCTCTCATAGTCTCGCCAACGGATTTTTCTCTTTTTGCACCTTCTTCAACTTCTTCACCGTCTTCTTCTGTTGCTTCAAACGGTGATTGGATTGCTTCTTCTTCGGCTTCTTCTGATTCTTCTTCATCAGCGGCAGGCATTTCTTCTTCGCCCTCTCCGCCTTCTTTGTCGCCCATCATTTCTTCAAACTCTGCTTTTAGTTCGTCTAAAGCATCTTCTAGGTCAACAACACGGTCTTCAATGTCATCATGTGAATCTTCATGATCGTCCATTTCGCCGTCTCCGTCAAAGTCCATATCGCCTTCAGCGTCTGGTGCTTCAACATCTGAAACCATATCGTCAGCGGCATCGCCACCAACTTCTTCTACTGACTCGTCATCAAATGACTCATCTGTTTTTTCTTCTTCTGTATCAGTTGCTTCTTCTACAGCATCTTCATCTTTTTCTGAAGTTTCTTCAACTTCATCTTCTTTTTCTGATTCATCAGATTCAATTAATCCTTGATAAATCTCTTTTGACTTCTCAACAACGATATCGTGGAATAAAGATTCTGCTTTATCCTTTTCTTCGTTTACGAGAAGGTCTAATAATTGTTCAAACTTTGTATTGTCAGACATCTTATTTCTCCTTCATTTTGTTAATTGGCAAGGCTGTCATAATATATTTACAAAAAAACCAGTTTTACCGGTCCAAATGGTGGTAAAATCGCGGTTTTTTATATCTTTACTTATCAAGATACTCCTCAAACTCTTTATAACTGATGGTTTTATAGTTATTAAAGTTATTAAAATTGTTAGGATTGTAGTCTTTTTTGCCTACAACACGTATAAATTCGCGGTCTGAGTGGTCTCTAAGTATGGTTTCTGTTTGTCTTAGCCAGTTTCCATAGTAGGTTGCTGGTTCGTGTGCCTGTTTATAGTTAGGTGTGCCTGCATATATGTTGTTTACTTTACGTCCGCCCTGCAATCCTACATAGTCAAACCCTAAAATATAGATGGTTTGACAGCCATCTAAACAGGCTCTAAGCAGTGCAGTAGGTCCACTACTCCATCCTTTGCTTGGACTAAAGTAGTTTAATCCGACGTATTCATCGTATGCTTTATTATAGTTGGTCCATACTTCTGTTTCAAAGTGTGCCCTTGAGGCAACTATTTCATGAACCATTTTAGGATCTACAGCGATAAGTTTATTGGGAAGAAACTCTCTATACACTGCATTACAGGCATAAACTATTTCTTTATCTTTTAATTTGTTAAGGTCGAACTTCTTTCTAGAGGTTCCGTTACCTAATACATACCCAACTCTACGCATGTTTTTATTTACGGAAATAATTTATTAAAGTGTTCCAGCCTGGTCCGCTGGTGGTTGACCGTACATAGTTTTTACAAACTCTAGGTCTTTGGCTTGTTCTAATTCTCTAGCCTCTGCTGTTTTGCGAATAGTATTAATTTGACTAAGAGTTAATCTAGTTTTTCTAGTATCATCCTGTTTAACCACAGAAATATCTCTTTCAGCGTCATAACGATTGTCTTGACCGAAACTATTTCCATCTTTATCAAAATAAAAGAATTCTTTTAACAACATGTTTTTATTTACCTTATAATCCTGTGTCACCGCCACCACCTGCGCCAGGAGTAGGTGTTGCTCCTCCGCCGCCGCCACCTGCTGGTGTAGTGTTTCCGCCTTCTTCTGCTGGCGGTGGTGCATCTGCATCTGGTGTTGCATCACCAAGATTGTCTAGATCACTTTGCATTCCTCCAGGTGTTACACCTGCTCCACGCATCTCAACACCTGCGGCTGGATTAGAAATGTTATCATCTGTATTTTCTTCACGCCACATAGTTTCGTTTTCTGCCATTTCTTCTGGACTTAGTCCTAAGAAACGTTTAAGTGCAAAGCGTTTACTCATATATGGAATTTCTTGTAAGGAAGCAAATGTGTTAACACGAGCATTATCCATTTCACTTTGTCTATAAGCGGCAAAGTTTTGTGGTGGTTGAAACATTAGATCAAATAAATCGTTGTCAATGTTTACGCCTTTGGCGTTTAGATACATTTTAAACTCTTTATCAAATACGTGTGCTACAAGACTTTGTAATCTTTCACAATATTTGTTGAATCTTAGTTCCTGAATATATGCTGTGCCAACTCTACCATCATTATATTGTGCGGCTGAATCATCTGCACCTGTTGGCAAGTATGAACTTGGAATACGTAAACCACGGAATAACTTGTTAGTAAAGAATTTCAAATCATCAATTTCACCTAAATTAGTACCGCCTGGTAACGTTTCAACTTTAGATCCACGTCCTTCTGCTGTTTGTGGGAAAAAGTAATCTTCATTAATTGATAATGGATTAAAACTAGCATCAATAACATTAGTTCCGCCGCCTGTTGAACTTGGAATACGTCTTTGATGAATTTCGTTTTTAACTCTTTCAACAAATCCCATAGCAAGGTGGGTAGGCATATTACCTACATCAATATAAAATACTCTACGCTCTGGTGCTCTTTGCACACGGTAGATAATAATCGCATCTTCTAATAATTCTTTTTGTTTGTAAACTTTAAAAACTGACTCTAACAGTGAATTACCAAATGGAAAGTTTCTGTCTAGGCCTTCACTTAAACTTAAATGTACAAAATGTGCGGCATCAATTGCATATTGATTTAGATTGTTTTCAAAACGTGTACCGGTTGCACTGTTTACACCGCCAACATAACCACGTCCTAGTGCTCCGCCACTTGTTGTATACTCACTTTGTGAAGAAGAACTTCTAGAATCAATCTGTGTTACTGATAAATTTTGAAAGTTAGGATTAATATCTCTTACAACATACTGTTCTGGCTCTTTGCCTTCACTTTCATTAACAATAATCTTGTCCATCTTAGATGGATCAACATGCATCCACTTAAATGTTTCAGGATCTCTTACAAAAAATGCATCACCGTATTTGAATACGTTACGCACAATTTTAAAAATACGTCTTTCAAACCTGTTTAGGTCGCACCATTGTTGCAAATACTGTTTTAAAACTTTTGTTTCTGTGCTAGTACCTTGCTTTTTATATGTAATTGTAAATGGTGTTTTGTTTTCTGCATTTTTCTGTGAACAAAATTCTGCAAGGATATCAAGAGCGGCATTTACTTCCGAATCCATATCCATTGTTTCATATTGACCATAACGTTCAATACGATTTGGGTGACCTGTATACACATCTGGCAAATAACTTGAATAGTTAGTACGTGCAGGACCTGCACCGGTGCCTGGAACAGGACTAGACTGTCCTGATGTGTCTTTAGGTGTGTATTCTTGAAAGTATCTTTTCCAACTCATTTAAAATTCCTTACATACTACGTAATTCTTGTAGCATTTGTTTGTTAATTCTTATTAATTCATCCATTTTATTGCCAGACATAGTATTTACCGATGTACTAGATTTCGCAGTTGTATTTGATTTTACACTAGATTGTTCCATCTTGTCAAGATCTGCATCAGTCAAATTGGTCATGGATTTTACCAAACCGCGACCTTGTTCCTTGATAGCACCTTGATTTTCTTTTGCATAGGCATCATACTTGGCACCCATTGCTTGTCCTGCTTCCATCATTCCAGAAACATTCATTTTACCGTCAGCAGTAAACATATTCTGTTTAAGATTTCCTAAATCTCCCTGCATCATGTCTAGCATTCCACCTAGTGGAGATTTTTTAGGAATAACTGCTTCCTCACCGTGTAATTTTGCTAGTGTACCATCGCCAAAGTTTTCAAACAGTTTTCCAAATCCTAAAGTACCTTTATTATATTCTTTAATTTTTCCTATTACTTGTTCGTTCTTAGTAACACCGTCAATTTGTTGATTTATAATAGGTTTTCCTAGTTTTCGAGCACTATCAAATATTACATCTCTTACATTAGGATCTGCAAGATATTCTTTTAATGCTTGAAGAGTTGCTTGTGAAAGTTGTTCATTGCTTAATTCTGTGCCTGACGCAAGTGCTTTCTTTTTTAATCCTTCTTTTATGCTTTTAATAAATTGTGCACCACCGCCACTATCAGAAAGGATTCCGTTTTCTATAAGGTCCATTAGTTCACCACCGCTAGGTAATTCACCACCTCCGATTGATTTACTAAATCCTTCAAGAAAGTCACTTACTATTGTATCTATTACGCCACTGTTTACATCAGTAGCACCGCTACTTGCTATATCGTCAGACTCACTACCACTAAATGCTCCGGATCCTGCTTTTCTTGCAAACCCTTTAACTTCGTTTGCAAAATTTTTAAATCCTTCTTGGAATGCAGGATCTCCAAAAACATTATCATACAGATCCGACATACCCATTCTTAACAGTCTCATTGAATCATCTAGTTGAATAAAACCTTCAGCCGCATCACCTACTCTTTCTTCTCCTGCTCGAAACACTTCCTCGAGGTCGCCTTGGCTTTTACCTAACAACTGATTTGCTCTGTAAATTCCCATAAACGTATCAGCAAGTGGTCCGCCTTGTTGTGATATTGCAAACCCTGTTTGGTTAAATCTTTGTAAGAAATCTTGATTTGCATTGTTAGTGTTTACATATCCAGTTAGCACTGCTTTATTATAATCGCTTATGCTACCATTAAACGTTCTAGCCATGTTTATACTGTTAGTAATTTGGTCTGCAAAGCCTAGGTTAACACCTGCAAGACTTCTACTAGCCTCTGTTTGAGGTTGGATACCCATTGCGGTTGCCATGGCAAGTTCTCTACCTCCATCTGCCATAAGTGCGCCGGCCGCGGCAACAGCATTTCTAATTCTATCGCGTTCTTGAGGATCATTAATACTGCTAATAAAGTTATCAAATATAGCATCCAACTGCTGTTTCTTCATTTGATCTTCTAGTTGGTCTGCTTGTTGTCCTGTTAGGTCACTGTACTGCCTTAGATATTTTGCATATTCTGCACCACGTTGACTTAGTGTTGTCATTTCACTTGCATTTTTTCTTAGTGCTAGACTGTTTAGTGTTAGGAATGTAAAGAACTTTTCGTTTGCTTCATCAAAACCATAACCAAATCTCTGTAGATCAGTACCATACTCATTTATAAAACGCTTTGATTCGTCTAAAGCAAGTCCTACTCCTCTTGCTCCACTACCTATCCTTACAATACCTTCTGAGTTTGCCGCAAGTTGTGTTGTCAGTTTATCAAGGTCGATGCCTAGGGTAGTAAAATCAGTGGTTAAATCAATTATTCTGTCGCCTAGTGTAAGACCAGTTCCGCTTAGTTTTCTAAAAGCAAGGAAGTTGTCTTGAAATAACTCTGCTGTATCAGCAAAAGATCTTGCTAGTTTGCTTGTTGAACCTGGTAATAGATCAGCCATATCTCGCAAAGCCGCAGAAGTTTTTTTCTGTTCTTTGGTATAAGTTGCTAATCCTGCTACAACACCAGCCGCTCCAGTTACAACGGCATCGAATGCTTGTCCTACTAATGCACCAACTTTGGCAACTTTTGCCAATGCACTACTGGCTTTTCCACTGCTATTATCCAGATTATTATTGTTGTTGTTGTCACGCCTGCTTTTACCTTCTACAGCCGCAATAAGATCTTTCAAGGTATCTTCAGATGCCGCATTGTTTAGGATAATATTATCAAATTCCGTGCCCGGCGCATCAAATCTAACTCTACCCATTCTTTTTTAAATCCTCTATAAAGTACGTATATAAATACTATTGCTACATATTATTGTAGTTTTATTTATTTGAGAAAAATATGGACCAAAACAATATATTAAGCAAGTACAGTAGAACACCAAAAATCTACCTTACTTTGCCTAGCGGTGGTAAATTTTACAAGAATAATCCTTGTGAACGCTCAGGCACGGGTGAAATTCCTATTTTAAGCATGACCGCTAAGGATGAATTGATCTTTAGAACTCCTGACGCACTGATGAATGGAGACGCAGTAGCGGAAGTTATTAAAAGTTGTGTGCCTTTAATTGATGATCCATGGGATATTCCAAGCATTGATATGGACGCAATACTAATTGCTATTAGAATTGCAACCACCGGCGAAAAACTGGAAATGGATGTTAAAGTTCCAAAAGTAGAGGACGAAGAACTAAAAGTAGAAATAAGCCTTCCAGAAGTGCTAGACGGTATAAAATCGCAAGTATGGCAGGATACATTTACATATGATGAACTTACTTTTCATCTATTACCACTTAAACTAAAGCATCAAAACTTTTTTGATATCGAAACGTTTGAAACACAGCGTTTTATCAATATACTAAGCGATAAAACACTACCTCAAGATAAAAGAAAACAAGTAATGCAGGAAATACTCGATAAAGCCAGCATGAATAACATTGATGTTGTAGCAAAACAAATAGTTAAAATAACAACACCTGAAGGTGAAGAAACAAATCCTACAAATATCACGCAGTTCCTAGCAGATTCAGATCGCGAACTGTTTAATGCTATTAGAGACTTTTTAATAAGCAATCGAAGCAAGTTTGATATTCCTGTACAAAAAGTCACAGTGCCACAACCTTTAGTGGATCAAGGAGCACCAACTACTATAAGTGTTCCAGTATTTTTGAATAACGTAAATTTTTTCGTATAACCGTAAGCCAATGCACGGACTCTGACCAAGTAATGGAGATCGTCAAAAAACTAGAAGACGAGTCAGAAGCCATCGAAAAGAATCTAATGGAAATATTATGGTACATGAGAGGTGGTATCAATCTTAACGATGCTTACAACCTTACATGGGATCAACGCAAATACATATTCGAATTAATCAAAGAGAATTCTGAACTATCTAAAAAAACAGGAAAAGCAATTTATTAAGTTAGTAGATGAACTACGTTCATCTGTGTTATCGCTATCGCTCGAACACATTTATTCCTTTATATATGAAAGATAATTGCGAAGCAATTTAGCATCATGTAGATTGTTTCAGTCAGACGGAACCTGTTTATGGTTCCATCTAATCTTGAACATCATGTGAGTTCGTCACAGCCAAGACTTGGAAGTAGGTATTTTGTTTATACACCTGTTTGTGGGGCTCTGACCTTTCCCCTACCTACGTCGACATCACGTAAAAAACTGCTTTACAAATCGCTTTGCTACCGCAAACCGCTTCGCGGTCTTCTACGCTACCTCCCGCCTCGTTCCGTTGCGTGGAGTTTTTTCAAACACATGTGTTTTCGACTGACAGCATTCAATCTACATTAACCAGTGAGCCCAATTTGTTTGTTGGCTTCCTCCCATGGGGGGTCGATCAATGTGTACGAGTGTCCTTCTCAGGGGACCTTTTACTCAGCGGTATTTGCAAACTGGCCCGCCAACCTTATGTGCTGTTATATTGCCTTTAGATTTTCTAGTGCTTCTTTGAGAATTTTTGAACTGCCAACTCTAACATTAATAATTCCATTGTAATACTCATCCGTCTCTAACACACGGCGTTCAAATTGTTCTCTAGCCTCAAGGTAACTCATTATGCCTCTGCTGTTGCAATAGTATAAAATTTCTCTTGTGAAGTTTTCTGGCCCTAATTTTTTAACATCAGCATTTAGATGATCTGAAGATCCCCAATAGTCTCTCCAATCTGATTCCTTTGTGCCTCGTCGTTTGTTTTTCTTGCCTTTGAGAGGTGGCTTAGTGGTTTTGAATTT